GGAACCAAGTTCGAGGGCGACCAGTACGTTGACGGCCAGTGGGTCCGTTTTCAGCGTGGGCTGCCGCGTAAGATTGGCGGCTACCGCTCAATCAACAAGTTCCTGCGCGGACTGCCGCGTGCGCTGCACGAGTACACACAGGACTTGCTGACATACGTCCACGCCGGATCGGCAGACCGCCTTGAGCGCTTCTTCATCGACGCTACATACAACACGAGCGTCATCACCGACCGCACACCCGCGTCGGGCTTCACGGCAGACGACGGCAACCTTTGGCAGTTCGCCACGGCGTACGACACGACCAACGGCAACCAAATCGTCGCGCAAGTCGCGCCGAACCTCGGCTGCATATGCAACAGCGACGGCGGCGCGCTCTTCGTTGGTGACCTCCTCGGCACGTCGACCCTAACGGAAGTCACCACAGTGCCCGGCAACTTTAGCGTCACTGGCGGCGTTGTCACACTGCCGCCGTACACATTCGCCTTCGGCAACGACGGCTACGCGGCGTGGTCCGTGCCAAACGACCCCGCAGACTTCACTAGCTCTGGCGCAGGCAACGCGTACATCACAGGCCAAAAGATTGTCAAAGGCATGCCACTGCGCGGCGGCCCCGGCAACAGCCCATCTGGCCTGTTCTGGTCGGCGGACAGCCTCATTCGCGGCACGTATGTCGGTGGCGCGGCGGTGTTCCAGTTCGACACGATCAGCACACAGTCGTCAATCTTGGCAGCCAACAGCGTCATTGAGTACGACGGCATATTCTACTGGATCGGCACCGACCGCTTCCTGACGTTCAACGGCGTCGTGCGCGAAGTCGAGAACAACATGAACATCAACTTCTTCTTCGACAACCTGAACTACGCCCAGCGTCAGAAGGTGTTTGCTTATAAGGTTCCGCGCTTCGGTGAGATTTGGTGGTGCTTCCCGTTCGGCGACAGCATTGAGCCGAACCACGCCGTCATCTACAACGTGCGGGAGAACACATGGTACGACACCGAGCTGCCCAACGGCGGACGCGGTGCGGGCCTGTTCCCTGCCGTGTTCAGCAAGCCGCTCCTGTCTGGCGTTGCGCCGCAAGAGGCCGAGGCGGTTTCGGCTGCGGTGGTTGCGGGCGGCACAGGCTACGCCGTAGGCAACACGCTCACTGTCGTGGGTGGTTTGGGTCAAATTGATACTGAGCTTACGGTTTCGACTGTCGGCGGCGGTGGCGTCATCACTGGTGTCACCATCAGCAATGCGGGCCAATACGCCGAGATCCCAACCAACCCTGTCAGCGTTACTGGCGGGGCAGGTAGCGCAGCCACGTTCAATCTGACGTTCGATAATCCGTACAAGTTCTGGGTTCACGAGGTCGGCACGGACGAGGTCGACGGTCTGACGCTCAATCCGATACAGTCCTTCTTCGAGACGGCTGACTTGTCGCTGCCCGTCACGACGCAGACTAACAGGTCGCTTCAGGCCTTAATGATTGAGCCTGACTTCGTGCAGAGCGGCGACATGACGGTGCAGGTCATGGGACGTGCGAACGCCCGCGCACCTGAAGTGAACGGCGTCATCATGACGTTTGTCGAGAACCCACAGACGCCGCAAGAGCAGGTCGTCTTCCTCAAGACACAGCGGCGTGAGCTGCGTTTCCGCTTCGAGAGCAACACTCTTGGCGGCGACTATCAGATGGGCCTTGTGCTTGCGCACGTCCAGCCGGGCGACGGGACGACACTAGGGTGATCGACCCACGCGGCATGACTTGGCAAGACTGGGCCTGTTCGGTTATACTTGTCGTTGGCGACGCGTGGTCGTTCGGGTCACCGCCTGAAGAGGCCGCGTGGCAAGGGTGGGCTACTGGGCTGTTGCGTGCCTCGCCATTTACGCAACAAATTATTCCTGACCCGTATCAGTTCTCGGATTGGCGTGAGTGGGGAATGCGTGTATATCCGATGCTCGAAGGTAAAAGCTCATGAACTACATCCCCGGCTTCAGTAACTATCTGGAAACGTCCGTGCCGCGCTACGCTATAGGCGGACGCGTGATGGATGGCGAGCGTATGATGCTCGACGAGCCTATGATGTACGACACACGCGGCTATAGCGAGCTGCCATACGGCGGCAGCATGCTGCCCGCACCTGCGGCGCAGCCGATGACGCAAGAGGCCGCGCCGTTCGATCCGGGCACGCTCGACTTCAGCGGTTTGGACCTGAGCGGCCTAAACAGCCTGTACGGGATGAACTTCGGCTCAAACTTTGGCGGCGGCGCTATGGGAGGGCAATACCAAGCCGACCCGAACATTCAATATATCGGCGCGCCAAAGTCCAACAAAGGCAACCCCACTTCAAAGACGGGTGGCAACACCTTCGCAGTGAGGGTCGACCAGCCTGTGCGCCTTGTTGACCATCGTACCAATCAGATTGTGTTCGAAGGCACGGGCTTTGACGCCGCGCGCAAGGCAACTGAATTGGGTCAGGGCTTGACGAACCAGTTTGGCCGTAAGGCGAACTACAGCATCCAAACCGCAGACCCGACAGGCAACTATTCGACCGTCGCGTATGAGAAGAAGAACAAGAGCACACTGGGCAAGATTGCTGGTGCGGTCGGGACGGCGTTGCCATTGGCGACGATGTTCATACCGGGCTTGAACGTCCTTGGTACCATCGCCGCTGGGGCTGGCCTTGGTGGCGCGGGCGCGGCGCTAAGGGGTGACAATATCCTTAAAGGCGTAGCTATGGGTGGCCTGAGCGCTGCGGGCGGTCAAGTACTCGGACCTGCATTGGAGGCTGGAGGTAAATTCGGCACCGCTTTAGCCCCAAAACTTGCCACGGCGGTAGGTACAGGTCTCGGCTCTACCGCAGGTGGTTTGGCCACGGGTCAGAGCCTGAAGAACTCACTTCTTAGTGGTGTCGCTTCGGGCGCGCTTAGTTACTTAGCGCCCACTGTGGCCAATGAACTAGGCCTCAAACCAATAAATCTTAGTGGTACCGAGGGTACGTCCGGGTCGAGCGGTATGACCGCCGATGGCGGCTTGCAGGTGACTGCGTCTACTTTAGGTGCGCCGAGCATAGGCACCACTCTCGGTGGTTCGCCTAACAAAATTCAAAAAGCATTAGATCAAGGGACTGAAGCTCCGTATGACGGTCTTACCGTCAGCGGCAGCAGGCTCGGCAACGCGTTTGGTGCTAACCTTGGCAGCGACCTGTACGGCGCACCCGGACAAGACCCGTCCGCGTTTGACCGACTGACCGACACAACTGACCCCAACGAAATCCTCGTTAAAGCAAGCCCGCTTGAGCAAGCAGCTCCAGTTTCGCTTCCGGTCACGAGTGGTCTATCGCCTGACGTGCTGGCTGGGATGGCCGAGTTTGAAAAGAACCCTATCATCTCTGAAGGTTCTAAGATTGAGCAACCTGTTACTGGCGGTCTCAATTTAGATCTCGGCGTGATTGACAGGGTTTCCGACATGGAAAACTACAAGGAACCAATCGTTGTAGAAGGCTCTAAGATTGAGCAGCCTGAACCCGTATCGGTTTCGGTGATGCCCCCCGTAGAACCTCTCCCTCCTTTGGACTTAAAGCCAGACCCTGCACTAACGGACAAAAAGAAACTCGGACTTGAAGAGTACCTGCGCATCGCGGGTCTCCTTTCCGGCTTAGTCGGCGGTGCTGCTGGTGGAGGCCAAGGTCAAACCGGCACATACGGTGGTGGCACTGGCCGCTTGAACCCGATATTCTCGGCCAAGCTGCCCGCCGCAGGCGGCCTCGGCGCTGTTGGTGTAAACCGGACCGCTCGTCCGATGGGCGATCAAGACTGGCTGACTTACGGCACACGGCCTGAGCTTAGTTTCTTCGACTATGCGCCGCAAACCGCGTTGCCGACACCTATCACCACGCCGATACCGGACGAGCCTGCTGGTCCGTCGATGTACGCCCCTGAGGTTGACAACATGCGTTTCGCTGAAGGTGGCGGTGCCTTCGCTGCAAAGCGCGGTGGCTCGTCCCGCCGCACTGAATTTGCGGTCAACGGCCCCGGCACTGGACGTAGCGATGACATCCCTGCGGTGTTGTCCGACGGCGAATATGTGATCGACGCCGAGACTGTCGCTCTACTGGGTGACGGATCGAGCAAGGCTGGCGCAAAGAAATTAGACGACCTTCGGGTCAAAGTTCGTAAACACAAGGGACAGAAGTTGGCAAAGGGACGTTTTAGTGCTAATGCCAAGAAGCCCGAAGCATACCTGTCTGGAGGACGCATTTAATGGCTGTCAGTTCATTTCTAGCCGAGGGAGCCGCAATCCCGCAAGGCTCCGCCCTTACGGACATGACCAAGCAGCAGGTGCTGCCTGAGTGGTACTCCAACTATGCGATGGACATCCTGTCGGGGCAGCAGGCTATTGCCAACCGCCCTTACGAAACCGCGCCTATGCCGCGCATCGCGGGCTTCACGCCAACGCAGCAGCAAGCCTTCGGCATGACTGGCACTGCGGCCACCGCGTATCAGCCTCTCCTCGGACAGGCCACAGACGTTGCGCAGAGCGCCGCAAACGCGCCGGGCGCGCTGAACGTAGCGCAGCCTTACCTAACGCAGGCGGGCCAGACATCCGTGTCGAACATCGGCCAGTACATGAACCCGTACAATGACGCCGTCGTCAATCGCATCGCCGATCTCGGAACGCGCAACCTTACCGAAAACATTATGCCTGAGATCGAGGGCCGCTACATCAAGGCCGGGCAACTCGGCTTCGGTGGCCGTGGCGGCTTGGGTGGCACGCCGTCAGGCATGATGACCGACACCTCACGTGCCGTTCGCGACGTCAGCGCCGACATCCTCGCACAGCAGACAAAGGCGCTCCAATCGGGCTACACCGAGGCCGCAGGGCTTGCGGGCACCGATCTATCACGCTTTGGCAACTTGGCCTCCACGGCTGGCGATTTGGCGCGGACGCAGCAGCAACAGCAGCTCGCCGCTTCTGGCGCTCTGTCAACTCTCGGTGAACAGGCTCAGAGCCTCGGCCTTACTGGCGCAGGTGCCCTTGGCGGCATCGGCGCGCTGGAGCAGCAGCAGGGCCAGAAGAACCTCGATGTAGCCTACGGCGACTTCCTGCGTCAGCAGGGCTACCCGCAAGAGCAGATCAACAACATGGTGAAGACGTTCCAAGGTGTCGCCTCCGGCGTCCCAAGTGCGACGCAAGAGTACGGTATCTCGCCGTCGGGCGTCAAACCGGAGTACTCATCGACTGGGAAAGATATTGCCAGCGCGCTAACCGCTGCGGCGGGTATCGTCGGCTCGCTGAAAGGTAAGTGACCGTGGTAAGTCCGCCCCTCGCGCAGTGGCAGATAGACCACATCCGTAAGATGAAGGCAGAATTAGGCTTGCCGCAAGAGGCATCCGACGCAGAGGAAGTTACGATGGACGAAGAATTGGACGAAGACACGATGGGCGCTCTGCCTTCAGAGGCGAATGCCGCTGATGCGACGGCTGGCGGCCTGTCTGTGTACAAAGACCCCAATGTCCAGTCGGCCATGACTTCGTTCAACAAACTCGCGGCGGAGCAAACGGCCCGTTATGACGCGATGGAAAAGGCACTGAAGGAGAAACGCTACGGCCCTTCATTCAGCGAGCGTATGTTCCAGTTGTCGGCAGCGTTAGCCGCGCCAACATCGCGGCGTGGCTTTGGCGGTGTCTTGGAGAATATCACACCCGTCTTGGCGGCGCAGCAGAAGGCCCAGCGCGAAGGCGAGATGAGCCGCCGCGAGGCGCTTGAGCAACTGGATAAAGATCGGTTCGCCCAGCGGCTGGGCCTCGCCAAGCAGGACGTGACGACGGCGCTTGCTATGGCGAAGTTGGCGAAGCAGGGCGTTGGTTCTTCAGTCACTTACGCCCCAGACCGTAAAGGGTTTGTCAACAGGCCGGGTGTCGGCGGAAACGCACCCATGCCGCAGATGAACCAATTCGGATATTATGTCATAACCGACCCAAGGCAGCTTGTTTATCTCCCGCCGAACACGCCTGTCGTGTATCCCGACGGAGACCAGACTAAGCCACGGTTTACCCCCGCGAACCCAACTGGGGAATTTGGAGATAAAACATGACGACTTCCAATCAACCCGCGTGGTTCACTAATCTTCCGTCTGCTCCCTCAAAAACCCCTAAGCAAGTGCAAGAGGGGCAAACCATCACCAAGGGCGGTCAGGACATCGTCAAGGGCGGTATCGACATCCAAACGGAACAGGCGAAAGCTCCGTATGCAGGGCCGCAGGCTGAAAGCAGCTTAACCAGCTCGCAGCAGAAACTTGTCTCTGAGGCTGCCGATGTTTCGGGCAAGGAAGCCGACCGGTTCAGCAAGACGAAGTCGGTGGAGACGTATGTCCTCGCCCTCCCCCAGTACGCCGCCGCGCTGCGCACACCAAAGAACAAAGAGGGTGATAGCGAGCTGGTAATGCTGTCCGCCAAAATTCAAGACCCTTTAGGCTCCGTCAGGGAGGGCGATGAACAGCGTTTCCAAAACCTGCAATCCGCCCTTGAGCAGCTTCCGAAAAAGTTTCAAGAAGAGTTCACCGGCAACGGCGGTGTCTTTACCGAAGAGACGCGTAACAATATACGCCGCATTCTGTCCAACCGCGTTCGCTCCTACAACATAGCGTACAAAACCGAGCGTGATCGCGCTATATCGCGGGTGTCGGCGACCAACAACCGTCTGAAAGCCGCAGGTCTGCCTGAGACATTTTTCATCGACCCAATCAAGGAAGTCGTAGGCCCGCATTTCGGCGAAGCCTATGTTCCTGACGTGGAGGCTTACAAGAAGACCCTCAAGCCTGCTGTCGCTGAAGACCGGCAATCCTCCGTTGGCCTGTTCGATAAGCTGCCTCCGGGTGCGCAGATTTCGGGCGAAGACGTCAAGGGCTACCGCTTCACGCCTGAGCAGACCGCGCAGGCTGACGCATACAAGGCATCAGAAGCCTTCACGCCTGAAGGCTGGGCCGACATGATCACAGGCTTCGCCTCTGAGAACGGCATCGTGACGCCAGAGACGGCTAAGGGTTTCCGCGATAACGCGCTGTCCGTCGGCACAGACATTGCCAAAGTCAAGGCCGAGGGAGGGATGCCCGGACCGGGCTTCGACTACCGAGAGGTTGACGCGTCCGCCAGTAAGAACGCCGGTCTGTTCGAGGGCGTCGCGCAGTTAGGTCGCAACCTACCAGAAAGCGCCGCGCAAGTTGCTATGGGTTTTGCAGGCATTCCGAGGGACGCGCTGCTAAGTATACTAACCGCCGAGCGCGTGGGCCTGTACAAAACCTTGCCCGATCTGGCCGTTGAGCTTATAAAGCAGGCTGGCGGCGCTCCTACGGGTGAAACCACCGCCGCCGTCGCACAAATGCTTGAAGAACGCTACGGCGGCTTGGACAACATTCAACGCTCGGCAATCAAAGACCCTGTCGGCATCGCCAGTGACATTTCGATGCTGCTTAGTGGCGGCGGAACGCTGGTGGCAAAGGCATCTGGCTTACTCGGCGATGTGGGCGAAGGCGTAGTCAAAGCTGGCCTTAACACTAATCCTATTTCCTTGACCGAAAGGTTTGTCACCGAAGGCGTTCCGGCAATGTATTCCGCTGCCAAGAACAAAGCACCGGGTGCGATGGAAGGCGTTGAGAACATACCGTCGAACCTTGCTGGCTTTCCATCAGGTGCTGGCGGCCCAGCCGTTCGCGAGGCAACTGGCGCAGGCTTCTCGCAGGGTATGGCGGGTGCTCCGACGCCCCGTAGTACGGCATTCACCGACAACATGCGCAATGCGGCTGGCGCAACGGAAGCCAACGTGGCCGCCGCGCGTGAGGCCGTAAACCGCCTTAAAGCCGAAAACTATCAACAGTATCTGGCCGACACAGCGTCTTTGGGTATCAACCCCCAACCACTTGACTTTACCAAAGTCCAGAAGCGCATCGAAGATATTAAGCCCGCCAACTACGACGATTATCTCAAGCTGACAGATCGTCCGACGGAGCATCTTGCGTGGGAGCGCATGAAGCGCACAACGGACGAGTACGCCGCGCAGGCGGCGCAGAACCCAGACTTGCTGCTTCCCGTCAATGTTGACAACTTTAAGCAGAACCTTTTCGACATTGGGTCGAAGGCGACAGGTGCGTACGACAGTAAGGCTACTCAAATCGCCAGCTCGGCTTACGACGCGGTCAAAGGCTTGATCGCGGACTTCGATCCGCTTTACGAAGCCGCCATGAAAGCGTCCCGCGAGGGCATTGAGGCCGTCAAGGAACTGGAGCAAGCATTCAGCCTTGCGCCGGGCCGCGACCGCCGTGTAAACGTAGACGCCGCGACACGCAAACTGCAAAGCATCTGGCGCAACAATGCCAACACTAACTACGGCCAGCGGGTAAGCCTCGGCGAAACCCTCGCAAAGTACGACCCCGAAGGTATCGTTAAGGCTGGCGGCGCTGGGCAAATGCTCAGTAGCGATAGGCCGCGCGCGCTACCCGGCACGATAGCTGCGGGTACTATGTTTACCGGCGCTACCTTTAATCCTCTGACGCTTCTTGCGTTGCCCGGTCTTATCCCACGCGTCGTTGGAGAAGCGGCATTCGGTGCCGGTCGCCTAGCGGGTACGGGTGCGCGTTACGGCAAGGAAGCGGCGGACGCGGTTCGCCCGATAACATCGAAGTTTTCCGAGTTGAACAAAAAATATCCCACGGCGCTCCCCACGATACCCCTCGCGCTGGCGCAACTCGGCGCTCGTGGGTACGATGTCGAGCGTTTGATGAACGAGTATGGCATCGGCAGCCCGACGCTGCCTGTTGACGCGGAGCCGTCGGAGGAAATCGTCGTTACCGCCACTGAGGGTTACCCTAAACGGGGCCTAGCCGACCTTGCGGATAGTTACGGGATAGCTCCGGCTGCTGTTGCGGCAACCCCTGAGACGGCACCCATCCCTGAGAAGGGGTTGACAATGTTCGGCGACAAGGCCGTTGAGTACGACCCTGAGACGGACACGTACGTCGAACTGGCAACAGGTCGCCGCGTCAAAGATCTCGCGGATCTCGCGATGCCGGAGCAGGCTATGTATCGTGGCGGTCATGTGCAGGCGTTCCGCAACGGCGGCATGGCATCCATCGCCGATCTGGCACGACACTACGGCATGCGCCGCTAAGAGGAGTTTACGATGACTGGTAGCGTTTCATCCCGCAAAAAGAATGCCGAAAGAGCGCGTCAACGTCGTATTGATGCGATGAAGGTCGAAAGACGCCGTGCCAATGAAGCGGCGACCTCGAACACCGGCAAACTCGGCAGCGGGATTGCGTCGATACCGGGCCGCGTTGTGAACTACATCAAGTCGTCCTCGCCATCGAGCGTGGCCCGCGACGTCAAGGGCATCGCGAAGGCCACTTATGACGCGGCGGTAGAAGACCCGAACGCCTTTGCCGAAGACGCAATCTTCTCGCCCCTCGCCGCCATTCGTGACTTCGGCGACGTCCGCGAGACTGCACGCAAGCTGCGTGCGCAGGGCCGCGACGCCGAGGCTGAGAAGATGGAAGCGATGGCGGGAACCGCCATACTGTCCGCTGTGCCTATCCTCGGACGGCCCGCTGGTGTCGCCACACGTAAAGCGATTAAAGCCGCAACACCGTCGGTGAAGGTTACGCCTAAAGGGAAGGCCGCGTCCGAACTGGCGGTCGTACCAGAGGCTAAAGCGTCGAGGCCCATACAGCGCTTCAGTGCCGCCCGCTCTGGCCCCAGCGCCAACCAAAAGCCACTCGCTCAAACACGGACCCCGTTGCCGGAAACAGCGCCTTCTTTACCGGCATCCGTGTCTGGCTCTTTCAATGCTGCGGAAAACGTACCTCTTACGTTTAAGGGTTTGCAGCCTTGGGAACTTACTAGCAGCCAAGTTGCGGATCTAGGTGATGTCCTCGGCGTGGAGAACCTCGGCCCGTTGAACAAACCTGTCTCCTTCCCTTACGAAATGGGCGGCGGCGAGCGCTTTGAAATACCCGGTGGCCTTGAAGGCAAGTTCACGTACGAAGATATGGCCAAGATGAAGGCTTCGGGGATTGATCCATCAAAGATCGACCCCGAACTGCACCGTGGCATCCAAAGAAAACTGATGCTGTCCATGGACGAGCCGCAAGGTCTCTCCGACGCCAAAGTGCTTTCAGGGCTGACCTTTGGCTATACATCACCCAACAACCCGCTCACACCAAACCAACTTGCCACATCCCGCCTTCGTATGAACTCAATGGAAGATGTGGATCGCATCGTAAACAGCAGGCCGTGGGAACTTACGGACGCAGTCACGAAAGAACAGAGAGAAGCCTTTAGCGACAGTCTCGCCAATCGCATGGGATTGGGTGCCGCTTCGAAGGGTGGTATCGGCGCGCGGGGCAGCGTTGACTACTCCGGTTACACGGACTTCCTCGATCTGTTTCGCCGTGACCCAGCTTTCTTCCACCGTAAAGAAGGGGAAGATTGGACAGGCCTTGTCGAACGCATGGCAACGCAGGTTCCCGGTCTGTCAAACAAGACAGGCTCGTTCGGTGTTGCGTGGCAGCCCGATGCGGGTGTCTCCGCGATTGATCGCCACATGGCCAACAGGTACATGGACACCATTCTTGCCGATCCGGGCAAACGTGAGGCTTTCCAAAAACGAGCGCTTAACCTCGCGGCTATGCGGGCTGCAAAAGAGGGAAAAGAAGCCCCTACTTCTTTCGAGGATCTGAACAAAGGTTTGATACAAGAGTTACTCTTGTCGGAAGTCGGCAACTCCCCTTCACCAAAGTTCCGCGTGAAATCCGGCGACGTAAACCCATCGGTCCCTGAGTATCTTGCCGACGTTGATTGGATTTCTGAACCGCAAAAAGCTGAATTGATGGGCCAGACATACAAAGATGTGGTCGGAGCCAATGAGGCCGCCATGGCGGGATCGGGATTGCATCTGTTCGGCAACCAGTGGAACATTTGGGATCGTATTCGGCAGCGCTTGGAGCCGCACGAAAACATGTTCCCCGGTCTTGAGAACATCCCAAGGCTTAGTGTTGAGCAAATGCGCGTTATTGACGCTGCGCACGGCCTGACCGGACACAAAAACTACAGCAAAGATAGCGAGTTTAGGCTTCAGCCAACGAAGGCTGGGGACTACAAGAAGTTCCGTTATTTTTCGGACGGCGGTCTTGCTGTAAAGAAGCATAACGAGGACTTTGCTGTCCGTGCATAAATGCGGTCGATAGACAAGAAGAGAACCAGAGGCTGACTTCGTGGAGGTCAGCCTCCTTTTTTATCTCCATAAAAGTTTTTGCCCAAACATCCGCGTCAACGCACATGTCCTGTTCCAGTTTGCGTCGTGTGTCATGTGTCAACGTCCGTCTCCCTTAGCTTCGGCCAGCAACGCGGCATAGGCGATATTATCCTCGGCGCTGTCGGCGTGGTATTCGCTGCGCGTGAACAGACGCACCAGCTTGACCTGTTGCATGAACATCCAACCCTCGCTCTCGGTCAGGTCGCGGCCCGTGATGGCGTTAAAGGCCGTCACGATCTTGCCCATCGACCGCTCGCCCTCTGGCTCGTCATAGGTCGACGACCGATCGTGCATATGCGCCGCAGCGCGACCCAGCAACTCGGCAGCCTTCGGCTCAGGCACTTTAGCCATTTCATTAAGTTCCTCGTTGATGTCTTTGATAACTTTCATCTCTTTTTCCTCCGAGATTTCATGGCTTCTAACAGCACCTCTTGGACGCTGCGCTTGCTTGACAGGCGCTCCATGACGACCTCATCCACGGTGTCGCGCGCCAGTATCGGGTATATAAGCACTGGGCGATCATGCCCCGCCTGCTTCTGACGCATGGGGCCGATGCGCTCAATGATCTGCATGTGCTCTTCTAAGTTCCAGTTGACCCCGAAGAACGCGAGGATGTTGCCCCCGTCCGCGAGGTTAAGCCCGTGTCCCGCCGACGCAGGGTGAGCGAATAGTATCGGCACCCGTCCGGCGTTCCAATCCCTGATCGTATCAGGGTTAGCGTCCAGCACCCGACCTTGACGGAAACGCATTTGTAGACGTTCGAGATCGTGCTTGAAGTTATAGGCCACCAGCACGGGCGCGCCGTTAGCTTCCTCGATAATGCTTTCCAGCGCATCCAGCTTGGCATTATGGATAGTCTCCCACTTCCCGTCCTCGCCCACGTACACCGCGCCGTTGGTAATCTGCAACAGCTTCTGCGTCCGCACGGCTGCGTTGGCCGCCTCAATCTCGTCCTCCGCGAGCTGCGCAAACATATCGGTTTCCATCGACGTGTACAGTTGGCGCACGGACGGGATCATGTCGGTGTAGACTGGGACCACGTTCGGTTCGTCCACGGACAGGGCGCGCACGGTCAGGCAGACATCGCGCAGCTTCTCTTCGATCTCGGCCTGCGTGTGCTCATACGGCACAAGGCTGTAACCGTCGTATCCCTTGTGGAACCAGCGCTGCTCGAAGGCGCTGAATGTGCGGCCCAGACGCTCGCCCTTGTCGAGGAACCATATCTGCCCCCACAGATCCTTCACGCCGTTGGGCGCAGGCGTCCCTGTGAGGCCGATAAAGCGGCTCCCCGCACCGTGGACCACCTGACCTAGCATTCGCGCCCTAGAGCCTCCCTGACGCAGCCTGAAGGACTTTAAGCGGGTGAACTCGTCGGCCACCACAGTCTTGAACGGCCACGCGTCGCCCAGCTCCTTACGAAGCCATCCGATGTTATCGTAATTGATGCAGTAGATGTCGGCCTCTTTGGCCACGGCGCGCTCACGCTGCTTCGGCGTGCCAGTGATGACGCTGACGCGCAGGTGCGACAGGTGGTTCCACTTGCCGACTTCTTCGGGCCACGTCGTCCGAGCAACGCGCAGCGGGGCCAGCACGAGCACAGGGTAGACGTCGTCCACGACGGACATGTTGTCCAACGCCGTTAGCGTTGTGACGGTCTTGCCGCCGCCCATGGGCATCCACAGGGCGCAGCGCGGCACGTCGTAGAGGAAGCGCATGGCGTCCTCCTGATAGTCGTGTGGCTTAAACGTCCGTGTCATGTCTTATCTTTCCCACAATCTCGTCGATTTCTTCGTTCGTCGACACAGTATAGACTGGGATGCCGTCGTGCTGCATGCGCGCGACCTCACGCTCCTGTAGCTTGCTGTAACGGTCGCCCGGAGCCTTGACTTCGATGAAGGCGGACTTGCCCCCCTTCCACCACACAAAGCAGTCTGGGCAGCCCCTGCGGCCCTCCCAGCGCACCTTGCGATACTGACCCCCACTTTTCTGCACAACGTGCTTGAGGTGGTCCTGTAGGCGTCCTGCGGGCGTCATGCCTCAGTCCTTCTTATAGCGGTGGGTCTCAAACCCAGCCGCAGCCAGTGGGAGGCCGACAGTCCACGATGGGTTGGTGGCCATGATTGAGGCCAACTCGGCCACGGTGTGTTCGGGTGTGTCTGGCACCTCGGTAATCAGCTCGTCATGCACGCGGATGCAGACCTCGTAGCCGTGCTCCTCCGCGCCGACCATGCCGGTCATGAAGACGTCGCGGGCCACGGCCTGAACGATGTTTTCGACCAGCTTGCCGCCGTAGGTCTCAATGCGCTCCCACTTGCGGGTGTATTGGTTCATGCCGTCAAACGTGATGCGACCCTCCACAATCTCGGCGTTCGGGTAGGACAGGTAGCGCCCGCTGGGCAGCTTGATGCGCAGCCAGCCGTCCTTCATGTCGAACTGGAGCTTGTCGTAATGCGCTAAGTCGTCGGGGCTTCGGATTGCCGCCTTGGCCGCCCGCTCAACGCCGTACCAAAGCTGGACAACGTTCGGGTGCGCCGTGCGCCACGCGGTCACCAACGGCTGGATTTCCTCGTCCGTCATGGCCGCGACCGCAGGGCCGCCCATCGTGCGAAAGGCACCAATGCCGCCCTGATAGCCGCACGCCAGCTCCATTGTCTTGCCGTACTGGCGCATGGACCCGTCGCCGCTCTTCTTGTTCTCGACCACAACTTCAGGGTCGACGTTGAAGCCCTTGGCGTAGGCGACCACATATAGGTCGTGCCCAACACCTCGGTCGAAGTCGTAGAAGGCCTCAACCTTCCAGTCCTCACCGGCCAGCCACGCAAGCACGCGCCCCTCGATGTTGGACAAGTCGGCGATGACTAGCTTGCGGCCCGCAGGGGCCACCAGACAGCCGCGCACGGCGGACGAGCACAGGTCGGTCACGTTGTCGAACAGCAGATCTTCGCAGTCCAGCTTCATGGCGGAGATGCCAGTCTCGATCACGTCGGCGTCCATCACGGGACGTGGTAGGTTCTGCGGCTGGAATATCCGCCCCGCGTCACGGCCTGTGCGCGATGCGCCGCAGAACTGAAGTGTGCCGCGCAGGCGACCGTCGGACGATGTGGCGTCGAGCAGCACCTTATATTTGGCTGGCGATGTGGCCGCCGCCTGCTGCCGTATCTCCAGCAGCTCTCGCACGAAGGGCGTCAGGCCGTCGCCGCGAAGCAGTTCCGCAACGGTGGACTTGGTCAGGTTCTCCGGCGCGAAGTCGTGATAGTCCCGCAGATACTGTAGGAAGCGCGCGCCCTGCGTCAGCTTCGTTACGTGTCCGCCTGTCAGATCGGCAGCACGAGTGGCCAGAGTTCCTGAAGTTCTTCGAAAAGCTCGAAGGGCTGCGTGGGCGAGTTCAAGGTCGATGGCGATGCCACGGTCATTAACTCTTTGGTCAATTCGCCAAAGGTTCCGCTCACTCCGACTATTGTTCCAATTCGGCAGACGTCCATATACGTCTCGCATCGCGTCCACATCGAGGCGGGCGTATTCGATGAACTCATTCCATTCGGTGGGGTGACTGACACTGTCCGCTCTCCTCAACTTCATATTCTTTGGTCGTGGTTTGGTGAACAAGTGTATCAGCTTCTTGCCCGCCTTGTCTTTAGCTTTATCGGTAGGCACGCCCAGCACGTCGCACAGCGTACCCAGCGAACCGGGGAGGCTGTGGACGAGTGCCTGCACCATCGTGTCGCGGATCTTCTCAACGGGTATGTTCACGCCGCAGTGGCGCAGCACGGTGCGGTCGAAGTGGCTGTTGTGGATGACGACGGTGCTGGCTGCGTCAACCAGAAACTGGAGGTCGGCCTTCCACGTAGGGAGGTGTTGTGTGTCCCACACGCCGGTCGGCTTGTCTCCCACCGCCAAAGCGACAAGCAACACCTCCGCCTCTTCGGCGTAACGGTGCGTCCCGTGCGTGATCGGCACGGGGCTGTAGGTCTCAAGGTCTAGGTAAAGTGTTGTCATGTATCCCTCAGTTCTGGTGGACCGCGCCGCGCGAGTTACCAACAACGGGGAGGGAATTCCCGATGCGTGGCGCGGTCCGCCAGAAAAGAGGGCGCGACGGTTGCTTCCAACTAATGCCGAAGCATCCAACCGCCGCGCCGTCCTTATAGCGTTAAATTAGGTCGAGGCCAATAGCTGACGCATATGCGTCAACAAGGTAACGCTCTTCCTGCCGCTTGTCCCCGTCCATAGCCCGCAGGCGGAGGACGTGGCGCATAATCTTGACGTCGTAGCCGCGAGACTTGCCCTCGGCGAATACGTCTTTGATGTCATCCGCGATGCCCTTCTTCTCTTCCTCCAGACGCTCAATGCGTTCAAAGAGCAGGTTCAGTTCGTCACCTGCGACGAGGTTGTGTCCGATGTCCGACATCAGATCAGGTCTTCTGCGCTGGCGGCAAAGTCAGCAAATTCGCTGGCCGATGCCGTTGAGCCACCACCGAAGTTCTCGCCGTCTGCGGCAAACATGACGCCACGCAGGGTGCAGTTAATGCGCTGACCCCACTTGTTGTCTTGCGGCCAGATGTCGACCGACGCGTGGACGTAGCAGCCTGAATATATCAGACGCTCAATCTCGGCCTTGTTGGTGACTTCGTTGCCGAGGCGATCGACAACAGTCGGCTGCGTACCGGCGTTGCGTGCGGACAGGTAGAACTTGCCCTCAAAGCCCGCATACGGCTGCCGCGTCTTCTTGTTGCGGTATTCCGCCTCAACGTAGCAGATCTTCTTGTCGTCGGTCAGGGCGTCGATTACTTCCTGCGCCTCGTCCTTCCACTTGTCCTTGGCTGCTTCCAAGATGGCGTCCTTGATTTGCTTCACGTGCTCGCCCTTGGGGTCAACGATTAGCTTGGCTCCGTAGGCTGGCTCGCCTTCGCCGAAGGATTGCGGCGCGCCCAGTGCTGGAAAGGCGATACGGATATTTTTAAGCATTACTTGCATTTTTCATTTCCTCAGTTTGCAGTTAAGTCACGGAAATCATCCATGACAGGTTTTACGACCATCTCTGGCCGCTTATCGGTGGCGGGTGCCACTGATGGCTTGCCCTCGCTCCGAACGATCTGCTCTTGCAGGTTCGCCCAGCGCTTAGGGTTTTCTTTAAACACCTTCTCGGCCTTTGTGGGGCTAATTAGCTTGAGGTCATAGACCTGATCGTCGCGCATGCGGAAGGTCTTTTTCATCATCTCCTCGACAACCTTCTCGTCTTTCCAGTCGCGGTTGCCTGCGCGGCCTTGGACCAGTTTATAACCATTGACAGGCTGACCCGCAAGCAGTCGGCGCTCCGTTTCCGCACGAACGGCCTTGCACCACTGCTCAACCAATTCGACTTTCGACATGGCCACAGGCAGGTAATTGTCGCTGGTCTCCGACGTAATCTCCTGCGGCACCAAATCAGCAAAGTCGCTAATGTCCGCAGCGCCGCCGACCACTTCAGCCATCTCGGCACGCAGGGCTGGGCAGGTCGCCTTCGCCTTGCAGAACTTGCACTGCTTCTCGCCGGGGTTGAACGTCGGGTTCTCCCAGCGTATCTTTTCGGCTGCGTGGACAACGTCGTCGGCAAAATTAAGTAATTCACTTACCGGTATGCTGTACTCGCTGACGTGGTTCAGACGCGGCTGGTGGATGACCATCGTGATGGTGTCGAAATCGCCGACAAGTTCGTACTCGTTCAGCGCGCCGAGGGCGTACAGCATGAGCTGCGGATTGTTGTCTGCATCGACGCGGACGCCCGTGCCGTACTTCAGGTCAATGACGATAATCTCACTACCCTTAATGATGACGGCGTCAGATGTGCCGCCCGCGCCTTCCTCACCCGTCAGGTGGCCGATGCCGACGCGCTTCTCGACCATAAGTTCGCCGCCTTCGGCATACTCGCGGACGAGCTTCATGTAGTCCTTGACGTGGTCGACCATAGTCTGGTCGATGACGAAGTCGAAACCATCAACGGTGGCTGGCTTGCCAATCAACAGCGCGGGATCTGCGCCGCTGATGAGGCACTCTGACGCAAGCTCATGTGCCACTGTCCCCTCGGCAGCAAAGGAGCTGCTGCTGTCGGGGTACTCGGCCTCAAGCGCAACGCTGCCGGTGCAGGCCATCCAGCGGTGTGCGCCGGACGGGCTTAGTTTGGCGTGGTCGCTCACTTGCCCAACGCCTCATTGCACAGGGCAACCAGTTCGGGCAGCAGGGCTGGTTCGATCATGGACGCCTTGGCCACACCGAAGCGGGACAGCATCTCTTCCATGACTGGCTTGCCGCGCACCTCAACGACCTTCAGGACCAGTGGGCGCACAACGGTTTCGAAGTCGAACGTGGCGATTGGCAGGTCAACGACCTCCAGCTCTTCGTCCTCAGAGGCCGATGGCGCAGGTGCAGGGGTAGAAGAGGGTTCCGTCGTCGTTGGCTGGCTCTCGGTGGCTGTAGCAGCGGGGGCACTCTTGGGGGCCGCCGAACGCGGCGTATCGCTCGACGTATCGGGCGAAGTCACTGAGGTGTCGGACGTAGGCCGGTTCAGCGTAGGGTCCACGGGTGCCTCTTTGGCTACCTCCGCCGATGTGCCGCTGGCCCGCAAGCTGGCACCGATGGCCAGCAGCTTGTCAGCCACTTCGGGGATGCTGTTGCCTGTTACTTCGATCTTTATCATCTATCAGTTTCCTTTTCTCAGTTCGTCAATAATACGGTCACGCTCGCCCAGCATCAGTTCGAGCTTTTCGATCTCCTGCTGTAGCAGATAGATCTTGTCGTCGAGTTGGTTCATGTCGAGGCGCGCGTCTTCGGCGGCCTCCTTCGCCTCTTCGAATTGTTCGTCAAACTCGGCCTGTACTTCCACCAGACGCTCGGCCAGCACGATGGCCAGCTCTGCGGTTGGGTTGTACCGTGCCTCTTCAAGAAGTTTGCTATCCTCGCACATGCGGTAGCGGCTGCGGTCTAAAAGTTCCATGTTCATGCCTTTCTCGCTACGACCTTCACGGTCGTGTAGCCCTTAGCTACTTTCTGGTTCTTGCTGAACCACCGACCGTCGACGCCCAGCTCGCGGAGCTTGGCTTCGGCTGCCTTGGCGTCGAGCGACGAACGCTCGGCGACAGTGGACACGGTGGCGCGGAATGTGTTGCCTTCGACAGCGCCCTCGCCGCCGTTGACGAGGATGCCGATGAGGTTGGCCTCAATCGCCTTCAGTTCGGCAATCTGAGCCTTGATGTCGCCCAGACGGTCAACGATGTTGCCGCCGAGGTCGAGCACAGTGTTAAATTGAGTAGCCATTTGTATTTCCCTTCGTGTTGTTGGTGACACAATCCCTAAACTAGCTGGTTGCAGGGGTCAAGCCCCTAAATGCAAAAAATCACATGTCCGTTCTTTATTTCGATTGGCGGCTCTTTGCGCTTGGTCAGCGACTGGAACGCACGCTCCAGATCGCGGCGGCGCAGGTCGCGTTTCGGCGGCTCTGGCTTTGTCATGGCGGCCAGACACTTGTCGAACAGCTCGGACAGTGGCGCACGCTCAACACCCTCGTATTCACTCTCGATGATTTCGAGGATGTGGCGCTCCTTTGGACCA